AAGGAGCAGGTGTAACACTAGTAAGTTGCACAACTAGCCCAACAATCAGCCACTGGGGTTCTGCTCTATTAACAGATGGATTATTTGACGAGGATCGAGGCTACATTTTTAACTATGCTGCAACAGGTTTGAGTATCAGTACTGCTAAACAAACAGCATTTATGATTCGATTAGCACCGTCAGTTTCTAACGCTATTGTTGGAGACCTGGGAGAAAGAGATCTTCTTAATAGAGCGCAGTTGTTACTGAATCAAATTGCGATTACCACAGATACCGGAACTGGTGCTGTGGTGGTTGAAGGCATTCTGAATCCAAGAAATTATCCTGCTAATCCGACCAACATTACATGGGCTGGATTATCAAGTTCGGCGGCTGGTGGTCAGCCAAGTTTTGCACAGATCGCACTAGGCGGTTCTATTAACTGGGGCGGTGTGCCTTTGACTACGACCACAGCCACTATTCAAGGTGGACTGACGACAACGATTACGGCTAGAGGTTTTTCTACAGTTAATCAAACATTAACTGCTATAGCAAACAATGGATTTAGAACTCAGGCTTTTCAAAATACTCAAAATGATTTTTATATAACCAACGCTGCATTTGATAGTTTACAGGCTGGTGCAACACCTATACGTGTTGGAGATAGACTAAGTCTAACAACATTTATCACTGGTGGTCAAACTATTTCTAATTTTACAAGAAACTATTTGAACAGCGGTTTTACTAGAATAGTAATGAGCGCCAATGCTAACGGTAATAGTGCTGCATTTGCCAACCAATCTGTAACCTGTACAAATAGTATTTCAACTGGTTATGCCAGTGCGTTTGTTAACGGTAGAACAGATTTCTTGATTGCAGATACAGATCTTACTGCATCAAATTTAACAGTTGGTGATACATTAAGTGTGGCTTCATTCTTAATCAGCAGTCAAACAGTACAATCTATCACACAGACATTTGCAAGAGTTTCTGGAACTAACTTTACTCGTATAGTTATGAGTTCTGCTGCAAACGCTACTCAAGCAGCCAATACTAATACCACTACAACTGTAACTGCATCGGGTACAGGTGCTAGTTATGCTGGTAACTTTATATTCTTTACACAAGCAACTTGGAATAACTCCGGAGCGTCAGTAGGTACTCGAGTCGCTACTAGTTTTACACAGTTCCCCGCAGGAACTGCGGTATCTGCAGTAGGCACAAGAAGATTAGGTACTACCACAGTGATACGTGCAACATTTACTCAGACTCTTACTGCGTCAGTGAGTGCTGCAGGCACAGTGACATTCCAGTTTGGTGATCCGCAGTTTGCATTACCAGGAGAACAGGTTTTCTCTTTCGTTACTAACCCAGGTAACGTTGCTAACTTGAACTTAAAAGAACTTAAAGAGTTGACTACTACTGCAATCGGTGGTCGAGGTGCGTTCCCAAATGGTCCAGACGTACTGGCTATTAATGTGTTTAAGGTCTCAGGAACTGCTGCTCCTGGAGCGATTATTCTACGTTGGGGAGAGGCGCAGGCTTAACAGCGAACTTGTTACGTTCAAACTGATCTAATTTCGTATCAAGAGTTTTCTTTAAAGATACGATATTAGATCGGATATCGGTAACATCGTCGCCCATCCTGCCAGTTAATACAAGTTGATCGTGACTGCGATCAATATAACCAACCTGTTCTATCAACTGTTTAAAAACTTTAGTCAGTGCGGCTTTCGATCCCTCGTCAGTGATCGCATCGATCTTTTCTTGATATCTTTTACAGTCTTCTAAAAATCTAGGATTATTTGCTAATTTTGGAATCATTTTTCTAACACCATTATAGTTTCAATTTTTGCTCGTATAAGCGAATTATTTAACGTCGTTTTAAGTCCAGTGTGTAGATTCTTTGGCAATTGATCTATATTGGCCCAGCAGATAGTCTCATCAACACCGCCAAAAAACTCGCTGTCTACTAAACAGATATATGTGCTGTATTCAAAACCCCTGTCTTCCGATAGATAAAGTTCTATAGGAATAATTTTGCCCTGTGAATAATGATCTAACAGTTCCTGAGAATCTTCTAACACTGTGGATTTACGTGCAAACGTGGGCACAGTCCATCGTTCATCTTCTAGAATAAGAAATATTCTGTTAGTTTTTTTAGATAAGAAAAGTAATCCGGCACGTTGTTGCATGCTGATACTTATCAAGGATTGAGATCTAATCTCCAATAACCGGCTGCGTACTCACCTTCAAACGACTTGAGCCATTGTGTACCGTCCCATCTATATTGGACTCCTGTACGTAGATTTTGGAAATATGTTGGAGAAAAATCTTCTCCGGTTAGACTAGCATCTTCTAGATCGTGATCTGCTGGATCCCAGACAGTTACCCATGCTGAACCACTCCATTCAATTATAGAATTAGCCTTAATCACAGGATCGTTGCCGTCGAGATTTTTCCATCCGTCGGGACCGTCATAGACTTGACCTAGACTAGAATCCAAAGGATGACTAGAATCCCAGTTCTGTTGATTAATCAATCCTGTACTAGTACTGTTATTAACATCATCTAGCATCAAGAAACGAGTACCAACGACAATTGATTGGTCAGTAATTTCGCCATTAGGACGTTTTGGATTATACTTGTATGGATCTATGATAGCATCTACAGTAGTCCACTGATTATTTGATCTGGCCGGTCCTTGTATAACAGTATTACTAGGTTTAGCATCAATATCTAATGTCACTAACAGATATGTAGGGTCAATCTCGTTGATAACAAAAGTACCACTTATCTCATTACCGTTTGGTTGTATAAAATATATCTTACTAATACCAGGATTATATCCGCCGTAGATATCTATCACAGTGTTCCAGTCTATGCGTTCACCTTGCTTAACAGGTGGTGCTAACCCTAATGAAGTTATGACTTCTGATTGACGAGTCACTGATAGATCATAATCTCGATCTTGATTGTTATTGCTCTTAAGCAATAAGACTCCAAACTGTCCAGAAGTGACTCGTATCTGTGCATCGCCTGTTTCTTGATTATAAATGATATCTTCAAGGCTCATAATATCACCGGAGTCAGTGAATACATTCATGATCATACTGCGTATAACGCCTAGTTTCTTAACTTTGGCAGGCGGTGTAATATAGATAGGAATAATAAATTCCATGGTAGCAATATCTATATTGGTATCCGCACCTTGCGGAATAGTCCTAGAACTAAAATTAATTGTCTTTAAATCTACTACGCTGATACTAGTCCAGTCAATGTAATTGTCTGTGGTTTGAATTTCTAAACTAGGATTGAACAACATCAATATCTGTTCTAGTATCTGTAGTTTTTGATCAGTGTTAGATGTCCAAAGTTCTGCCTTCATAGTTAATTTAAACGGAGTTGGCATTAAACGTTCTACAGTGTAACCACCACCTTGATAATTTTCATAGATCGGAGTACCACGCAATCTTGCATCCGGGTGATCATCAGGATAAAAATCTTCAAAGGCTCTTTCGCGTATTTGTAATTTGCTGACAAAACTAGCATCTGATAGTCTACTGGTATCTAATTCTAGTCCGCTAATGTAACAAGCGACCTTAGGCACAGTCTGCATTTTGTTTTCAGAATTTTCTGCTATAATAGCCGCTACCTGTCTGGTTAAATCACCGTAGGTAACAGGAATATGACGTAGGGTTCCGTCTCCGGTTTTATATTTGAAACCGATAAAGATTCTCATGAATTGAGTTACATATCGGCGTATCTGTCCGTCGTAGAAAAAGTCCATTATTCGTCTGCCTTAGGTCTAAGAGCCTTAGTAAGGCTTTGTTTTTCTTTTACAGTTTTGCCGTTTACGGTAGTTTGTTTATTGTTGTTAACAAAACTGGTTCTTTGTGTTAGTCTTACATCTTTGTCTAAGAATATATCATTAGGTGAACCGTTGGCCACAACATCTTCATAGCCTAGATTGTTCATAGTCATCCTTGTTACATCTTCTACTTTGATCCATCGTGTTCCGCTGAAACGGAACAATCTCTTAGGATTGTAATCTGTACGCAGATGGAATTGACCAACAGTTGGTTGTAACGGAAAGGAAATACCAGACGAAAACGGAGCACCGTTCGGAGGTACACCGTCACCGTCGCCAATCATTGGGCCATTGTATTCCGGACTCTGATAGATTGTACTTGAAGTCGACCCAACATATATTGGGTCTCCGTTGTCATCTACCAACGGATTGCCTTGAGCGTCTGTGGCCTGTGTCTGCATAGAGGCCAATAATTGTGTAGTGTCTACAGTTACTAGTTCAACTTTTCCTTCTTGATCTTTCTGCAACATATAATGTTGAGTAGTATCAAACCCACTCTTGGGAGCATCTAACTCGGCTTGCTCTAAAACAGCCTGCGTGATCTGCATCTCTTTTTCGTAGGTGCTCATAAGATCGCGCAAGGTTATGTCAGAATCCTCATCTGCTAGTCCATCTAAAATATCTTTGTATTCTTGGCTGTCAACTAGAGGTTTGCATTTAGCACGATATAAGTGCGGATACCATGTGACTGAAAAACCTTCGGCTGCTCTAGTAACTTCTTCTATGACATAAAATCTTTTCAATGCGAATTGAAGATCATTAAGTGCATATTCATCTTTGAGATGTGGTAATTCTATAACATCTCCTGAGATTAATTTTCTACCTATCTTTTCTACAGTATCTCGAATGTGAAAAGTTATGAATATTGTATCATTCTGTAAAAATAAACCAAACTGACTGAGATTAAAATCTGTATCTTGTATGTTATATGCGCCACGAAGTATATAAACATCGGGATCGTATTTTCTATCACGATTTTCTAAAAACAATAGATCTTGTATTTGTGTTACATCTGTGGTTGCATAACTAGGAGTTGACGGTGTGTCACCCTGCACAGATGCTCCTGGTCCTAGGTACTTGTGTAGAAGCACGTCAGTGCCGCCCACCTGAAACATTTCCCAGACAGTTTTATCTATGAATTTAAAGTCGTTGCCCTTTTCTGGGCGATACAGCGAAAGTCTTGGCATAGTAGTATATTTACCGCTACGATAAATACTGTTATGAGCAATATAGATCAAGCCCGCCAATCCGTATATGACTATTGTAAAACCATGCTGGGCGATGGTATGATAGACATAGAATTAGATCCTGTACACTATGAAACTGCATTGAATAGATCTTTAGGAGTTTTTCGCCAAAGATCTGATAATGCTGTGGAAGAAAGTTACGCTTTTTTAACTTTAACGCAGGATCAAAACGACTATATTTTACCTAAAGAAATACAACAGGTCAGACAGATCTATAGACGCAGTATTGGTTCTCGAACTGGTACAGGATCTGGAGGCACAGTATTCGAGCCATTTAATTTGGCCTACTCTAACACCTATCTATTAAGTTCAACTAACATGGGCGGATTATTGACCTATGAACTATTTGCACAGTATCAAGAACTGGTAGGCAAAATGTTTGGCTCATTCATTAACTTCAGTTTCAATCCTCAAACTAGAAAACTTACAATTTTTCAAAGACCTCGAGGCGAGGAAGAAGTCATGCTTTGGGTTTATAATCAACGCCCAGACTTTGCTATCATTGAAGATACCTATGCAGGACAATGGATCAAAGATTATAGTCTAGCAAACTGCAAAATGATGCTGGGTCAGGCACGTGAAAAGTTTGCCAGTATCGCAGGACCCACAGGCGGCTCAAGTCTAAACGGTGCAGCAATGAAATCAGAAGCCACTACTGATTTGGAAAGATTAACCAAAGAATTGGAAACTCTAGTTTCTGGTGGTCACGGATATACTTGGATAACCGGTTGACATAATCTAAAACTATTTGTTATAATATCTTTAATCGGAGGATATTATGATCATAGGTATTTGCGGTTTCATCGGCAGCGGCAAGGACACAGTCGCTGACTATCTTGTAAACTTTCACGAATTTAGACGCGAGTCATTTGCCAGTACTCTCAAAGATGCTGTAAGCGCAGTGTTTGGTTGGGACCGTACATTGTTAGAAGGTCGAACCAAGGAAGCCCGAGAGTGGCGAGAGCAAGTAGATCCGTGGTGGGCAGAACGATTAGATATGCCTACACTTACACCACGTTGGGTACTACAGTATTGGGGTACCGAAGTCTGCCGCAAAGCCTTCCATGATGACATCTGGATCGCTTCACTAGAAAATAAACTCCGCAATAGCAAAGACCATGTAGTCATCTCAGACTGTCGTTTCCCAAACGAAATTTCTAGTATTCGAAATGCCGGTGGCAAAATTATCTGGGTACAGCGAGGTGAATTGCCTGACTGGTATGACACGGCAGTCAACGCAAACGAAGGACATAACTATGCTGTGCAAGAATTAAAGATGCGTAAGATTCATGCCAGTGAAACAGCGTGGGTTGGCACAGACTTTGATCATATCATTGAAAATGATGCTGACATTTCTGATCTCTATACTAAGATTGCTTCAATAATCAGCGATGAGGTCTCCTTGGCGCCAAGTAATGCCCTCCTTGCCTAGAGTTTGAGCGCAGTTAGCACATACAGTTTTTAAGTTACTGGTCCTGCAGTTATCGAGGTTTCCGTCTACATGAAACACACGGAATACCTCTTTGTGCGGACTGCGGAATCCGCATTTATCGCAGGTATTTTTCATCCTATAACCTGACCTATACCATCTAGGTATGCCATGATACTCGCCATGGGTTAAACAGGCTTCGCAGTGACTACGATAATAGATTCTATTACCTTTTTTATAGTTTACGGCTTTGGGTCTTAGGTTACATTTAGCGCAAAGTGGTCTCATAAAAATATTTACACCTTTTTTACCCCTTTCTAAGTAGGGCATAGACAGCCGTTTTTGGCAATAGCCGCTAAATAATATGAGCAACTATTACCAGGAGATTAGGGAATGGCACTAACATCACCAGGCGTACAAGTTACGGTAATTGACGAGAGTTTTTATACACCAGCAGAACCTGGTACTACTCCTCTTATTGTAATCGCTACAGCACAGGATAAATCAAATGCAGCAGGCACTGGCACTGCTGTAGGCACTACAGCCTCGAATGTCAATAAAGCATTCAAGATCACTAGCCAGAGAGAACTCGTAGACACCTTTGGCGTTCCATTTTTTGAACAGACTGCATCAGCAAGTCCTGTACATGGTGGAGAAAGAAACGAATACGGTCTACTAGCGGCGTACAGTTACCTTGGGGTAAGTAATGCAGCATTTATAGTTCGTGCAGACGTTGATCTAGCAGAACTAGCAGGACAAACATCCGCCCCGGGAGCAGAGCCAGCAAATGGCAAATGGTGGTTAGATACACTGTCAACTTCTTGGGGTATCCAAGAATGGAATGGCGCTGCATCAACTGTAGTTGGCGGCCAAAAATTTGCCAACAAAGTCCCATTAGTATTAACTGATGAAGATTTCAGCAAGTTAGAAGGTGATCCTTTTAATCCTTTACCTTCAGTAGGTTCTGTAGGAGATTACGCGATAGTAGCACAGACTATCGGCGCTGACTCCCCAGTAGAAACCAAAGAAAATATCAAATTATGGTATAAGAGTGCAGGTAATGGTGGTGCAGGTGATCAAGGCGTTACAGTAGGTACTTGGGTACTAGTTGGATCGCCAGAATGGAAGGCCAGCCACCCTGCGGTTCAAGGAACTACAGCAGTAGCAAGTCCTGTATCACATGGTGATTTAGTTCTTAATGGTACTCCAATTACGTCAGGAAGCAGGTCAGCCGCTACATTGGCTACTGCAATTAACGGTCTAGCACCAGTTGGTATTTCTGCACAAGCAGTCAACAACAGATTGTATATCTATTCGGACGGTACTTCGGTATCAGACGGTAGCACAACATCAGTAGACGGAGCATTAACTTTAGAAGGTAATTGGACACCATTCGGTATCGCCGCAGGTACATATTACTCACCTAAACTACAACAAACTCCTCACACACAAGTTCCTGCATTTAAGTCAACAGACGGTGCACCAAGACCAACAGGATCAGTTTGGATCAAGACAACAACTCCAAATAGTGGTTCTAGATGGGTGATCAAGCGTTGGAACAGCGCGACTCAATTATGGGTAAGTTATTCTGCTCCTTTATATGCAACTACTAATTCTGCATTATACGGTTTAGATCGTAGCGGTGGTGGTATCAATATTGACCAAGAAGAAATTTTTGTACAAACCAATGCTACTGAAAGCAGCGGCAACGACAGCACTCCAGAAACATCAGAATTTAGAATTTGGAGACGTGGCGGCCAAGGTGCTACAACTATTGAATCT